AAAGATCTCTGAGATGAGCTGGAATGATAGAGCTTATAAAATAGAACTACGTAAGTGGGTAGTTCAGTCTGATGGAAGTATGACTCCTAATAAAGGTTTCTCTTTCCTAACTGATCAAGGCCCACATGATTTGACGCATATCCTTTTAGAGAAAGGTTATGGAGATAATCAAAAAATTAAAGAAATCATGGAATCCCGGGGCGTTGATCTAAACGTTCCTATTAATGAGAAGGAAGTAAAGGAAGACTCTCAGGATTTCTATGATCCTGAGGCTCTATTGGGTGAATAAAATGTACGACTATAAACAGATCGATACTCTATATGATATCAAAAAGAAAATGTTGGCTTCTGGATACTGGGATGAGAACTATACTAAAGCGTTCCCAGATTTTCAGTTCTGCACTGAGGGTAGATATGTATGGCAAGAGAATAATGAATCAGAAGATGAAGTATTTATCTCTAATATAGAAACTATCTACACTACCGATAAGGACAAACTTGTAGAAATTCTAGGTTCAGTACACTACAAATTCTTAATGGATAACATTGGTCTATTCCATACTGTTTATAGAATCAGTCAGAACCTAGTAGTAACCTTAGTTTAAATAATTTACTTTTAGAATGATTCTTTCTTAACACACATACAATCGTTCTGATATTTTACACACGCAATGACTATAATAAATATCCCCATAGGAGTTGAACTCCTATGGGGTGTTTTCTTTTTTATTTTTTATTTGTACATTGCATGAACTTCTTGTTCATTCAAAGTAAAACCTAGAGCTTCAGATAGTACCAACATAGTTAGCATACATTCAGCAGTTTCTACAATCTTATCAGTATCAATAGTTTTAGATTCTGTTAAGTATACAGTATGGTTTTCATTAATTACACGTTTAGCTAGATGCTTAACCATACTTTCTAGAAGGTTCTTCTTAGAGGACTTTAGGTCATGGATTTTTCGTTTAGCGTTGATAATCATAGATTCCTTGATATCCTCAGCTACATCAGTATTAGCTGCTTTGATATTAGCCACTTTCTCTTTTACTTCATCAAGGATCTCTTTGATTTGTTGTTTATCTTCGACATTGGATGCAATGAAGTCTTCTACGTTATTAGCAACGTGGGATTGTACCATAGCACCAACGTCTTGGATTTCTTCTTTTTGTTGACCCATTTTGTCAATGAAGGAATCTTGATATTCAGGGTCTACATTAACATCAGCCAACTTAGTATCAGGATTAGTAAGCTTATCTTCATTAGCTTTAACTACATCATCTGTAGATTCTTTAACAGCTTTAGCAATGTCAGCTAAGAATAAAGACTTACGGTTAATAGTACGTAGAATATTTTCTACACCATTCTCTTTAATGAAGCCACGGATTACAGTATCACGGATTACATTAGTAGATTCCTTTTGGAGATCTGGAATCATACATTCGTTATAGATGTATTTGATGGCTTCAGTTAAGAAGTGCTCTTTAATTGCAGCCTTAGCATTGATACGAAGATTTTTAAATCTATTAGAACGAGCTAAAGCACTCTCAGTCATCACATCATTTACTTCAGGAATAATAGTCTTGGACTCGTTAAGTTGTTTCTCGAGAACGTCTTTCTCAGCTTGTTTTACCATCTTAAGAGTAGCAGACTCTCGAATTTGTTTTCTAGAAAAATGCATCTTTTCTATGCTCCCTTCATTAGAATAAAGAGGATGCAGCAGAGTCTGGTAGACTTTCAGTTACATCGTCAATTTTATATTTTTCTTTTTCATCTTGTTTTACATTTGCTTCAGCTTTATTAGTAGCTTCTTTAGCATCAACTGCTAGGAAGTCAGCAATCTTACGGAAACGATCTACATATTTACGTTGCTCGTTTGCCGTTTTAGGGTCACCAGCTGTCTCTAATCGTGCAGCATTTAAAGACAACATCGCAATTTGAGTTTCAAAGTACTCAGCTACACTTGCTCTACAATAGTAGAAGTAGTAGATCAATTCACGCATGATCGGAACGATAGTAAAGATAAGACCAATGCTTACACCAATGATAGCTAATACAGAAGTGCCAGCTAAGTTCTTAGCACTTACTTTGATTAGGTCATTCAATACTTTCTTAAGTTTACCACCTTTACAGAGGTTATTGAATTCTGCTAAAGTTTGTAATTGAAGAAGTTCTTTACTCTTAGCTACACCAACACGGTCTACAGATACTTCAATAGATTTAGTTCTAGGATCTACAATGAAGTCAATAGTAGAAGAGATGAGAAGAGATACAGAACTGATTACAGACAATGCTGTAGTATTATATAATACAACACCAAGGCTAGTATTAGTTAAGAAACTACGTTGGAATTCATTCTTTAATTCCACGAGGTTATTAATAGCTTCAGTGATAGTATTAATATAAGTAAGAGGTTGCTTGTATTCTTGATAGATTTGTTTCATATCAGTAATAGCTTCAGTAACCATATCGATATTATCGATTTTAAGGAAGTCACCTTTAGATTGTGGAATAGTACCAAAGTCTACATCAGTAACTTTAGCTTCAATCTTTTCATAGAGTCTATTAGTTATACCTAATAGGACTTCACGTTGTTCAGCTTCATTTACTACACCAACAGAGATGTATGTCTCTTTATCAGTAAGATCCATTAACTTGCTGGCTTCAACGAATTCTTTTAGTTTATAGCTTGCCATTCTTATTTACCCCCAGCTAATAATTGGATCATTTGTTTATAGTCCATTTTATCATCACGTTTTAAAGTTCTGAAAGTATAAGTTTCATACTCATCATCACCAGTGTCAAAGATGAATTTAGCGGACTCAGTGGAATCATCAACGATAACAATACCAACTAAGTTATAGTCATCCATCAACTTACGAGCTACACGGGAATCAGAGATATCAATATCTTCCATTTTACGAAGCATCTCTACATCATATGCAGACATCATCAATGTAGTAATTGCAGTTGCATCATTACGTGCAGACATGAAACGATTAAGTTTAGATGCAATAGCACGACGTTCTAATACTTTCCAAAGTTTAGAAGAAGAACCACGGTTAGTATTTGATACAGCATCAATCTTAGCTTTCTTAATAGCAAATACGAAGTCTCTCCAGAATTCGATTTCACCACTTGTAGCTTTGATTAAGTTATATAAGCTGAAGTTGTAGCTACGTTTAGATACAATGTGATTAGCAATATCAGCAGAATCTACACAATAGATTTTAGTTTTAATACCAACATACGCATCCACCGTTATAGGATCATTGTTGTCATTAGTGCTAATGAATTGAATTTGTAATAATGTAGGTTGTAATTCATTAGCTTTCTTATAGTCTTGATCTTTAGCTAATTTAGTTAGCCCAGCTCTACTATTAGTATGGATATTATCTAAGCGTGCTTGGAGATTATTATTATTTTGCTGTAAAGCATTAATACGTTTATTAGATTGAGATTGAGTCCTAGCGAAATTTCTTCTTAGTCTACCTTCATTACGCTCAATATCGTTAAGTTGTTGAGTCAGAGTTCTATTTTGACGAGTTAAATCTCTATTCCTAGTAGCGGTATCTGTATTTAAAAGATTCACTGCTCTAGCTTTATCTTCATCACTAAGATTATTAAATCTTGCATCAGCGACGTTTGCATTAAATTTTGGATCTTGACGCATACGATCCATCATATCATCCATTAATGATTCATGTAAATGATTAATAGGTTTAGCACGTAAACGGTCTTGTCTAAATGCTTCATATACAGCTTTAATTTCAGCTGCATCGAAAATATGATTAGCTGTAGCTTCTTGACTAATTGCAAGATAATCATCAACATCAAAGAAGCTAGATAAATCTAAGTTACTATGAACATTTTTAAGATGATCGATTGCATCTTTAGAAGATGTAATAGAAATAGCAGACAGCAGCATTTGAGTTAGCGTAACAAACTTACGCTCTAACGCTCTACCAACTAATTGTGCAGATGCTGGATCTACGGTATTAGAAGCCATGACAGGAAATGTCATAGTCAAATCTTTATTTGCTCGAGTAATAGACTTGATAGATGGATTCTTCTTGGAAATAAATTTACCAATTTCAGAATTATCAGCAACGTCTAAAACATCTGTAATTAAATCCTTAAGGATCATTTAAAGTACCTCCTTATAGTATCATATATGACTTTAATCTTATGTTAAAATGGGTAAATAAGAAAAAAATAAAGCATATAGATTTTTCTCATTAAATTTTGAAAAATCTTTTATTCATACGTTTAAGAGTATGAGAATAGCTATTAGTATAGCCTCGCTCAATAAGGTCATGGATTAGTGAGTTATAAAGATCTACTATGTCATTATAATCGTCAACTTTAACTAATTCGAGATTGATGAGTTCCTCCTCATCTGACTCAATTGCTACAGTATAAACGTTACATGCATTTTTAGCTTCTTCCAATTTAGGTAACTCACCTTCTAAGATCTCTTCAAGGTAATCTCTCATAATCATCAGCCTCGCTTTAAATAGTATAGTAAAACAAATAACTGAAAGCTGTGATATAAGAGAATCTATATGCTTTATCCTATTTCACTATAATAATATACAATTACGATAGAAATTAGCTATTTTAACATATGATTAAATTAAATACGAAAGGAGGGAATATGCTTGGCTGATGATAAGAATGTCATTAATGATATAGCCGATGCAGCTCCTGCTGTTGGTGGTGCTATATTAGATGCTGGCACTGGTCTTAATAATGCAAGTGCAGCTGCTGGTTCTGCAGTTGGTAATGCGATAAATAATGCTGCTCCAGGGGTTGGTACCGCTATAGGTAACGCTGCCCCAGGTGTAGGAACTGCTATAGGTAATGCTGCTACTGGTATCGGTACTGGCATTGGTAATGCGATAAATTCTGGCTCTAACTCTAGTAGCCATCAAACTTCCCCTAGTAAACCAAAACCATCTCCTTCTAGTGGATCTAGTAATAGTACTTCTAGTACTACTATTGGTAAAGCTATAGATGGAGTTATAGATAAAGGTAAACAAGCTGTATCTGATCAAGTAGATGCTGCTACAGGCTATGTCTATGATAATACAATAGGTGCAGTCGAAAAGGGTATAACTAATATAGGCAACTCAGTTGTCAATTCAATAGAAGGTATTGGTAATAAAGCTGATGAGCTTATTACTAAACCAAGTGTACTTGATCAAAGTACAAGACCTACAGTTGATGAATCAAGTGCTGGGTTGTTAGAATATGTAAAATCCCACGGTCTAGGTATAGGAGCTGCTCGTGTATCTCAAAATGAAAAGTATAATAAGTTTGCGAGATATGAACGATTAGATCCACATAACTGGCTAGGCAGTACTAGAGAGTATATATTCTTTACTACACCAGATTTACAATTGTTTAAGAATAATACATTGAATGAGTATGTAGCTAAGAACTCACTTATGGTTGAAGCATATAAGAGATATACTGAAGTATTGAAAAGCTTGAGTTACTCCGCTTGTGGTAAACCATTTGTTAATCTTTTATCTAACTATAAACGCTCTAATGTAGATATTCCTGATATTAATACCTCTAGTGACTATGAGACTTCCAAGAATATTCTTGGATCATCTATATTCTATCGTGGTACTTCATATGAAGCAGATGAGAATCATGAATTCTCTGTTGAATTTGAAGATACTAGATATCTAGAAGTATATATGTGGTTTAGATTGTTTGATGAATATGAACGAATGAAGCATTATGGATTGATTGATTTCGTTGATGATTCATATCTTGATAATAAGATCATTCATGACCAAATGGCTATGTATAAGTTCATAGTCGGTGATGATGGTGAATCTATTATTCACTACTCTAAATACTATGGTGTATATCCTAAGAATGTCCCTCGTGGTACATTCTCTGATTTACCTGCAGATGGTAATATTAAATTTACTATTAACTTTAAATCTTCTTTCGTTGAGGACATGGATCCTAACATAATTCATGACTTTAATGAAGTTGCAAGAAAGATTCCACCTGGTGATCCAAAGCTAGGTGGTTATATAGATAGATTTGGTGGATGGAGTGGGGAGTTCATGCAACGTCCTTATATCTTAATACCAAATTCTGCAGTCAACGTTGCAGGTGGTACTGGCGGTAAAGCAGTTAATGCTGCAACTGAGACTAGTGGGTCTGCATATAATAAGGTAATGGATACTGTTAATAATCTTAAAGAAGCTAAAGAGGCTACTGCTCAAGCAGAGCAAAGTGCTAATAGATTCGTATATTATCAAGATCCTAAATACTTAGTAAACTATGGTTATAACGATCTATTACCAAATAAAGGTTTCTATAAACTCAAATGGGAGGGATAAATAAATGGCATCTGATGCAGTATCAGTCAATCGGACTCTCAGATCGTACAAAGAGACTGTATTAAATACAGTTGAAAATGATACTCTACTTAATGCCAATATATATGATATACATCAGTATATTGAGAATATTAAGAAGAGATATGTAGATGAAGATGATATTACCCTCTCTATGGGTATCTTTGGCTACCTAGGTGATGTTAATTCTAATGCTTTGCAAAATGCTGTAACTATGGCTGCAGAGTATTCTAATGAAGCTATTCCTATAAAGGCTAAATTTGAAAAGAACGTTATTTCTCATGCATTGATGCTTGGGATTAATAAGATCTTTGCTGAACCGGCTACTATGCAAGCTATGTTTATTTTTTATGAAGATGAGCTTATCTTGAATACGGTATCCGATACATTTAGATTTGACCGTGAGGTTAAAATCATGGTAGGGGAATATGAATTCCACTTACCATATGATTTGATAGTTAAACGTATTGAACTTCCTACAGGAGAATTCATCTATACGGGGATGTATGATACAACTCAAACTAATCCAATCAT